ACTGCCGGCGTCGAGCCGGTGGTTCGGAAGTGGCAGGGGTTTCCTACCAAGGATTCCTCGCCAATTTCTTTTCAGTTCCGGTTGGATGTCCTGAAGTTAATCCTTTGGGCTGCATCTAACTTGGGCTGAGCCCCTCCTTACCTCTTGGATTAAGAGAGGTGGAGTCTGACCTTCCTCTATAAAGAAGGTTTTCGGCACTGGGGAAGTGATACCGTGCGTACCCTTTTAGGTACCCCGGAATCTCTTAGTGGTCCCGACACTAGCCACGTTGGGCCTGGTCAATAAATTAACCTGTTGATCGGGGTTCTCCACAAGGAGATCTGGGGAGATCTACCTATCTGGTTATGTATTGTATATACAACTCCAGTTGGGTGAGCGGGAGAAGACGTAGGGTAAAACCTATCTCTTTGAAATTCATCCTAGGATCCAGCCCGCCGAGGCGGCCTGCTCCTGGAGGCAACTCCAAAAGAGAAACGGCTTGTGACCTATTACTTAAAACACGACATGACAAACTTTCTTACTCACAATTTCTTGCTTTCATACTCGTTCGTGGTTCGTGTCTCAAGTCCACGTTTCTTCCACGGTACGTCCGGTGTATATCAAAGACCAGACCATCCGCTCTACGCAGAGCTGGATTGGGGACAAGTTCGAGGAGGCCACTATGCAGTGGTTGATCCAATGGATCCCTCCAACATCTTGTATCTGTCTCCGCGAGCCTACATCGCAAGTCAAAAGACTTGGATATCAAACGACGTCGCCGTAGTGGTACTTGCCACTCCCAAAGACACGCCCTCTCCATCCTCTACTTCTTCAGATCACCTTAAAAACTCCCCCCGAAAGAAGTCCCGTCGTGCAACCATAAATGGTTGGGGACAGGAATCCTACCGGGCGTTCAAGGGACGTGTGTGGGGCTGCTTTAGCAGTCCGATGATTAAGTTCATCAACACATACGTTTCCTCTAAGTCTGTCAGGGTTTCTGCCGAAGCGAGTGATAGTATCCCACAACCCGCGGTCGAAATCAATCAGGGAAACCTGATGGATTTAACCTTGTCTTGGGGACACAATCTCCATTTCAAGCTCTTTGGCCTGGCATCTGATAATGGGTTTCGGAATAGTTTGAATCTCTTCGCCCTACACGTAACCCATATATTCCAAACGCAAGGAGGTCTACAACTGACGAAACGGTTGAAGGTGTACGCATTGTGCGTCAAAGCTTACCTTGGTAAGGCACCATACAAATCAACCGAGGCGTTAGGAGTTAGAATCTCCTTAGCGAATGGATTACCGAAAGCACTACCACCAGCAGTCCGAAGCGTTCTTAGATCCCGTCCCGTAAGAACCATATCTCTATGGATCTCCATATTACACTATTACAAGGCGATGGTCGTAAAACGACCAAAACCAGATCTATCTGGGGTTATTGCTAACCCTGTGGATCTTCCCTTAGGGATTGTAAAAGAGTTTACGGATTTCCAAAAGAGGTTTTGGACACTCTTTAAGGACGTCTTGAGTCGGAAATCTAAACCAGATTACTCCGACCCAACCTTTTACTCCTCGTTCAAGTCTGGTCCAAATATGAGACCAGCTTTGGCGGGTATCCTCCCGGATTTATTCGCTTGGATAAGGTATGTGTGTTCGTTCACATTTATTCCTGAGTATAAGGCTAAGAATCCTATCGGGCCTCAATACAAGGTCCGGGACCTGGTAAAGGTCTCGATCGATATGTGTAAACATGTCGAAGGCCTTGTGGCCAAATCATTATCTGGAGATCTTGAAAATGATCTTGATCTCACTCCACTTTTCCGTTTCGGGAATGTGTGGGGTATCCGCAAGTGGCTTTTCAAAGCCATTTTGCTTATGATACCAGAAATAATTCGGCAAATTGAGGAGCAGACAGGATACAGCAAAGCATCCGGAAATTACGATTTCATGGCGCTTTATCTTGACATGGAGCGTGAAGCTAGGGGAGCTTCCACTCCGAAGGGTGTGAAAGCCCAAGCCAAGAAAAGAGCGACAGAAAACGTGTATAACTGGCATGCTAAGCTGTTCGCTTCGTTGGACTTAGACGCCTCTCTGCCTGAGTTCTACCATGAACAAGGACCAGGTCTCACCCACCACTTAACTGGAGATATATTTCATCCAGAGTGGGGATTCCTGGGATCACCCTCTGACGAATTGGCAGCGCCAATACTTACACGCCTTTCATTCCTTAATGAACCGGCGGGTAAGGTCAGAATGATTGCCATTGTTGATTGGTGGACTCAGCAGGCCCTTAAGCCCATTCATGATTGGATGTTTGACCTGTTGGCCTCACTCCCATCCGATGCTACTTTCTCCCAAGAAGGTAGTTTACGAGAATTTTCTCGTGAAGTAGAAAAGGAGGTGTATTCCTTCGATTTGAAGTCGGCTACGGAAATGATTCCGCAGCAATTATACACAATCGTGTTTGGTGCTCTATGGGGCCCAGAGAAGGCTGACTCATGGATGGCCCTCTTAGCGAAACGTTGGTTCCACTACAATTATGTTGATGAGGTAACCCCCACCAACAATATGAGTGGTGTGACTAGATACCGAAGGGGACAGCCGATGGGTGCGCTGTCTTCTTGGGCATCTATGGCGCTTGTGCACCACAGCGTTATCCAATTCGCGGCATTCCGGGCGCACTTATTTCCATTTTGGAATTATCGTGTTCTCGGAGATGACGTCGTCTTGGGTGATAAGAGGGTTGCCATGGCCTACCTTGAGGCTTGTGATCTCCTAGGGATCCCGATTTCCCTTTCTAAATCGCTTCAGTCTACGAATGGATTCTTTGACTTCGCCAGTCAAATACTCCAATATCGTAGAAACTTCTCTCCCATTTCACTGAGGGAGGAGTTATCTGCTTACAACCCTTGTAAGCGGATCGAGGCGGCATTAAGATCGGTGAGACGGGGTCTTGCAGATTTCACCAAGCCAAGCTGGTTTTCTGATTTTCTGAAATTAGTAGTGACTCCCACTGTTTACCAACAGATTGTGGAGGCACGAAAATTAGGAAAGTTAGATGCAGCTGCCAAGGCGGTCTTAATTCAGACCTTGGGACACTTAGAAATCAAGCCAGGGGGGCTTGGTCTCGAAGGTGTGCCAAGGGTCACGGTAGTTGATGCTATCAAGGCAGTAATGCCTACGATGGCCATCTTCCGGACTGATTTTAAGACTGCTCTCGGTCTTGGTAACGATAGGCTCAATGAGTCGGCTCGGGATATTGCTATGGAAGCGATCTGCTACAGAGCAGATCGAGTCTATAAACAATTTCTCGAGACACGCCCTCTACTTCAAAAGTGGAGGGAGTGTACTTCGGTTGCACAGAGGTCAACCTTAATTTGGGAAGAGCTTAAGACAGACTTAAAATATCTGTCTAAGCTCTTATCTGTATTTCCAACCATTGAGGATAAACTGGCTGTTTATACTAAATGGGAGGAGACTTATCGTCGTCCCTTAAAGACAATACAGGTTTGCTCCAAATTGAGACCTATGTCGCCGGACCTGCTTGAACACACATGCGAAGCAACTCTGGATGAGTTGTGGGACATAGTGTGTAAAGCAGAGGCGGAGCTGATGGTCAAACCGGACATGGTTCTTGGGGTTGAACCATCCGTTAAGCCTAAGAATATTCTTCGGCCAACGGCTGCAGAGATTCACTCTTCCGAGCGTTTCTTTGCACGTCTGGGAGTGTGGACGCATCTTGTAGAGACGATCAATTCTGATCAGTCCTTATCCTTATCGATACCAGGTCTTCGACGGCGGAAGTAGGCTACTTCCCCCATCGGAAAACCAGGGAACAACTCCTCCATGAAGGTTATCATGGATAAAGCTGGCCACTGTGAACGGCCCCGAGCAGAAGACTCGGTTAGGTTCTGTACCGGTTAGTTAAGGTCCTCTCACGAGGAGCTCTAGTGGG